GAAAAATCCTTTATATGGGAAAAGATTGGTTCAATTGAAAAATGATTTAATGAACAATAAAGAACTTGCTGCATTGTTTAACTAAATAAAAATTTATGCCGGAGATAGATTACAAGAAAAGGTGTGAACAATACGAGAAGATGTTCGGGATTGGCGACTACGACCCCGTTAAGGACGCATATATTGTTTACATTAAAATGCTCAATCAGCAAGTAGAATTTTTGAATGAGTTTACCATAAAATCTTCAATAACCGAAACAGACAAGGATAGCCCTAAGTATAAAAGAGCAATGGAAATGGTTGACGGGTTACCAAAAATGATTGCGGCTGTAGATGATTTAAAAAGCAGGCTAAAGTTATCAAAAGAAGATTTGCTTAAAATACAACCAGAGAAGCCAATATTCTCAAGAATAACCACCCCCGAAAGCATAGCCGATAATGTAGGCGGGTTGGCGGGAGCAAGAAATTAATATGTACAGGAAGATTGAGGGCGGAACGATAATGAACATTCAGGGCTTAGATTGCTGCATACCGCCGGAAGGTTATGTTTGGAATGTGCTTACTAATGAACTCGAATACACTGGTGTTTATCAGCGTTCTGAAAATCCAAAAGAATGTTATTGGGAAAGGTTTGCGATGCCCGATTGGTATAAAGAAGTGACCAAAAAAGAAGATGAATATTTAAAAAGAAAAAAAGAAGATGACACTCCTTTTTATGACGAGAGATATGAAGAATATAAGAGACAAGAGTGGTTTCGCAGATTGAATGGTTTTTGGTTCAAAAACTATAATCCAAAAACAAAGCAGATTGAGTCCGTTTACGTAACAGGCTTTTACTATATGCTACTCCAATGGTTTAATATAGATATTGGGTACGCAAAGTTTATATTCCCGCACTTGTATAAAACTTATTTTCTTCAATACTGCATAGACGACCCGTTTTGTATGGGAATGATAGATGTTACAAAACGTCGTTTTCTTAAAACATTTATAGGTGGCCTTTTTGTTCTTGAGTACACAACGAGAACTAAGATGGTTAACGGTGCATTGCAATCTAAGACAGGTAATGATGCAAAGAAGGTATTTGGTAAGGCGGTTGTTTATCCATTCAGAAAGTTCCCAAGATTTTTCAGGCCGGAATATGATATGTCTTTAGGTGTAAATCCAAAGACCGAAATAAGATTTCAACAAACAAATATTAGAGGCAAGAAAGCCGAAGATACTATCGACAAAGATGAATTGGGCTCTATGATTGATTGGGGTAGTGCAGACCCAATTCATTATGATGGTACTAAATTGCATCGTTATTTCTCCGATGAGTGGGCAAAGACAACAGAGGCAAATGTATTTGATAGGCATGAAGTTATACGATATTGTTTACTTGATGAAAGTGGTAATATAATTGGGAAGTGCTTGTATTCATCTACTGTTGAAAAATTAGATAGTGACAAGGACGGAGTTCAAGAAGCTGCAAAGCAATTATGGGATGCAAGTAATCAAAACAAAAGGGAGGAGAATGGTTTAACGCAAAGTGGCCTTTATAGATTTTTCCAAACGGCAGATGAAGGCAGAAACTTTGATGTATATGGGCATCCCGATGTTGAAAAAACGGTTAGCCAAATACTTGCCGATAGAAAGTCGGTTCAGCATAGCCCAAGAGCCTTGTTTGCACGTATGCGAAAAGAGCCGAGAACAATAGAAGAGGCTTTTAGTGTGGATGCCGACACTTGTATTTTCGATGCGGAAAATATTGGCAATAGAAAAAGATATTTAGAACAAAATCCGATACACAAAAGAGGGATTTGGTTTTATCGTGACCCTACTACCCTAACAGTAAAATGGCGGGACGCTTCGCCAAAAGAGCGAGACTTCTGTTGGAAGATAACACCAGACTTCCCATTAAACGATAATGATTCAAATAAGTTTGAATGGGATAATGGCCAACGCAAACCTGCAAATACAAAACTTGGTGTAATTGGCATTGATGGCTACTCCAACTCACAAGGCGGTCAGAAGTGGGGTTCAAGAGCTTCTGGTTGGTTTGGTATTAGGACTAAAAACGGGAGGAAAAGAATGGTCGGGCATATTTACGGAAGGCCAAAAGAAAAGTCAATATTGCACGAACAGATTATGTTGTGTGCAGAATATTTAGGCGTGTTAGCCTATTACGAACATAATAGCGATGATTTCTACTCTTACTTTAAAGAAAGAGGTAGATTGAATTATCTTGGGCTATACCCTAAAATATTAATTGACCCGATAAAAATAGAAAATGCCGAAAGGCATAGAGGTGTTCCGACTACGCCATACAGTTTAACAAGGCAAACAGATTTGGGCATAACGTATTTCTTGATTGATTGCGACCAAATTGATTATCCTGAATTATTGATAGATGCTGAAACGTTTGACCCGAATGATAGAACCAAGTCAGATATAACGGTGTCTTTTTTAATTACGAATGCTTGCTTGGATGAACCAACGCCAAAAAAAGCATCTCCGGGATTCCCGTTAGTTACTGTTTATCAAAATAATTAGGAAAAAACTTTGAATCTAAAAAAAATAATTAATTTTACATAGAACACCACCAACCTATATCCTATTTTAGATGGCCGCCACTACCGTTGCTAACCTTAATGAAGATGCTCTAAAGCAATTTCAGCTTACCACAGAGGGCATCAAAAATAAATCTTCAAGGGATTTTGGCGAAGCTATTTCAAAAAAAATTTATTCAACAGTTGCAGGCGGTATAGGTGGTTACTACTTCTCAAGAAACGCTCGTTTCCAAAAGAATAGAAATTATGCCAATGGTAGGATTGATGTTCAAGCCATGTTTCAGGACAGGCTTCAAATGAATGCAAAATCTAACTTTATCAAACTTAATTGGCAGACACTTCAAATTGTTAATCGCATTGTAACAGGATTGGTTGGACGATGGATGCAGCGTAATGAAAAAATACAAGTCAAAGCCATTGATGATTTATCTCAACTTGATAAGCAGGATGAATATGAGCAGATAGAATTTGTGCTTCATAACAGAGAAATGCTTGCCGAATTAGAAAAGCAAAGCGGCGTTCAACTCGTTCCACAAGATCAATTTATTCCAAGCGATAAAGAAGAACTCAATCTTTGGCAAGCGCAATTTCAAAGATTGCCAGAAGAGATTTGTTATGAGATGGGGTGTAATGACGTGCTTTCCTCTAATGGGTGTTTCGATGTTTTAAAAGAAAAACTTTTACACGATAGTGCCGAAGTTGGCTTCGTCGGCACTTATACATGGATGGATAAAGAGGGTGTTATTCATACCGAATGGGTGAAGCCTGAAAATGCTATTTACTCGTTTTCTGATTATCCTGATTTTAGAGATACAAGTTGGAGAGGGCAAATGCCAACAAGAAAGATTAGTGAGATTAGAAAAATGTGGGGCAAGGAATTTAACCCCGATAATCCATTTGCTTTGACGGAAGAAGAGATTTGGGATAAAGTCGTACCCAAAGCAAAAGAATATCAAATATCAAATACGAATATTGTTTGGAATAACGATTACTACACTTCATTTCTTCGTCCTTATGATGAGTGGAATGTGAGATGTATGGAGTTTGAATTAAAGACGGTTGATAGCGACCCTTACACAGTCACAAAAACAAAAACATTCGGCACTACATATACTCAAAAAGGTTATCCAACGACAGCAAGCGGTAAGCGAAGGGAGAAGCCTTTGGATAATCAGGAAGTTATTTTAGATACAAGCTGGAATATTTATCGTGGCGTTTATTTACCAGATTGCGAATTATTGTTGGAGTGGGGATTGAAGGATAATATGATTCGCCCACAAGACCCAAAAGAAATCGGTAACGCAGAATTTTCTTACTCGTTTTATATGTACCAACCATATCAAATGAGAAATCTTGCTATACCAGAAAAGATTGAAGCGGCGGTGGATGGAATGTTATTGGCTCTTTTGAAAATGCAACAAGTAGTTGCAAGGATGAGGCCAACAGGTGCGGCAATTAATGTGGATGCGCTTCAAAATATTGATTACGGGTTAGGTGATGCAGAAAACAAGGCTGTTGACCCAAAGAGGGTTTACGACCAAACGGGAGATATTTATTATAGAGGCAGAGATGCAGAAGGTAATCCAATCCCTGTTCCAATTCAAGAACTTGCGAATAGCGGCTTCTTGGGACAAATGGATGGATTGATTCGCAATTATCAATTCAACTATCAAGCATTAAAAGATGAATTAGGCGAAGATCCGAATTTGATTTCAGCCTCATTGCAGCCAAGAGTTACAAGCGGTAATGTTGAAGCAAGCCAACAAATGTCAGAGTTCGCAACAAACTATATGTATTTGGCATACGCAGAATGTATGAAAATAACCGCAAGGAAAGTATCGTGTCTTTTAAAGGATTCGGTAACGTATGGAGCAAGGGCGTATAGGCATTTAGTGAATGCAGAAGATGTTGGGGAGAGGATATTTACAACAGACATCCGTTTTCTACCAACGCAACAAGAGGTGCAGCAATTTCAGATTGTAATGCAGGAGGCCATGACATCCACCCCTGAATTAGTTTTATTTATATCTCCATTCGAATTAATGAGAGTAGCTAAGGAGGACGTAAAATTGGCCGAATTGATTTTTAGGCAAGGGCAGAAAAAAATGCTATTACATCAACAGCAAATGCAAGAACAGAACCAACAGGCAACCTTTGAAGCCCAAGTAAAAAGCGCTCAAGCAGCAGAGCAGGCGAAGGGACAGAATATGCAGATGGAACTCCAAATGAAAGGAGATCAATTAGACAGGCAATCAAGGGCTGATAAAGAAAAAATAGTATTGCAGATGGTTGCTGATTTAGCTAAAGTTATGGCTACACCTGTAGCGGTTGGCAAGGAACAAAAAATTCAAGAAGGCACAATATCCGAAGAACTGTTTGAGCTAATGAAACTGTCCATTAAGAATATAGCAATTCCGTTGGCGGTAGATACGCAGAGTATGCTTAGTGAAATGAGTGAGCAGCCTATAGAAAACGAAGAACAAATAAAAGCGGCATGAGGGCAAATTTAAAACATAACAGCAAAGGCGCTAAAACGCATGGACTTACAAACCATCCTCTTTATTTGATTTGGAATGGCATTAAGAGTAGATGTTACAATAAAAATCACGCACAATATAAAGATTATGGAGCAAGGGGAATTGAAATGTGTGATGAATGGAATTTTGATTTTAAGGCATTTTTCGATTGGTGCATAAATAACGGGTGGAGTAAGGGGTTGCAGATTGATAAGGATATTAAAGGTGACGGTAAGCTATACTCGCCCGATACCTGTTGTATTGTGACAGCAAAAGACAATTCAAGCAAAAGGCGTTCTAATGTAATTGTTGAATATGAAGGAGAAAAGTTGACGCTAAAACAAGTATCAATAAAGCTGAATCTAAATTATAAATTAATGTCCGAAAGGATGAAAAAAGGGTGGTCATTTGAAAAGTCAATGAAAACCCCATTATTGAAAAATCAGTATTCATCGCAGCAAGAAGTTGCTGCATAAAACTTAAATAAAATGGCATTAGGTCATACGCTTGACGGAACGTTTGAATACAAACAAAATATTTACAACATTAATTTAGATATGTCAGGTTGGGATAAAACTACAATTCAGGTGGTAGCCCCCGTAGCATCTGCTATCTACGTGTATGGAAGCAATGACCCAAATGCCTTGCAGGGTGTTCGTGATGGCAACGCAGCATTGGCAACAAATTTTACCGCTATTCAAGCAACCAATCTTGCAACAGGTAATGCGGTAAGCTCGTTTAACGCCGCAGGTAATTATAAGGTGGATATAAACGCCCGCTTCTTAAAAGTTGGTGGCGGTGGCGCAGATGTTTACAGACTTTTATTCTTTCACACTAAAGGAAGCTAAGATATTTTTCTAACCAAATAAAATTTTATGTCTGATACAATAACTAATAACGAAGTAGTTGAAACAAAAGAAGAAGTAGTAACTCCGAATCCATTTGATGATTCCACGTGGAATACATCATCTATTGTGGATGTAAAAGAAGAGATCAAAGAAGAAAAGCCAACCGCAGAAGTTAAGGTTGAAGAAGTAAAAAAAGAAGAAGTGAAGGAAGAAATTCTTGAACCTTCTGAATGGTTGAAAAGAGAATTTGGTTGGGAAACTCCTGAATCTGCAAAGGTGGAATTGGAAGAATTAAGAAAATTAAAAGCGGAAGCCAAAACTCCCGAAGAAATAAAATTCGCTAACGAAGAAAGCAAGAGATTATTTGAATCTCTTAAAGAAGGTAAAGAAGATGACATTTACGAAGTCCTTACCCTGAAAAGACAATTTGCAAGAGCAGAAAAATTAGATGTATCTGACCCTAAACAAGCTGCTCAATTGTTACATCTTAATTATCAGTTGAAGCATAAAAATCTTGAGCCTTATGAAATATCTGATTTGTTTGAAGAAAACTATTTGAAGCCAGATAAGCCAAAACAAACCTTAGAGCAAACGGATGACGAGTATCAGGAAATCATTCAAAAATGGCAGGCAAGGTGTGATGCGATAGACAGGAAAATTGTAAGAGATGCTAAGATTGCACAACCTGAACTTGTTAAATTAAAAAGCGAAATTGTTTTACCAGATATTCCTAAAAAACAGGAAGAAGTAGTTGAAAAAGTTAAAGAGCCAACGCAAGAAGAATTGCAGGCTGCGCAACGTTTCAAAGAAAACTTTCTGAAAGAAGCGAACAAAAGCGTCACAGAGTTGAATGGATTTACAGCCCAAGTAAAAGACAAAGATGTTGATTACACGGTAAGTTACATTCCATCAACAGAAGAAAAAGCGGCAGTAGAAAACAACATGAAATCATTTGCCGAACAAGGGTTCAATGCGAATCATTTGTTTGCCCAAAGGTGGGTGAATGAAGATGGTAGCGTGAACTCAAAAAAGATGGCAGAAGATTTTGCTTTCCTTGACAACAAGGAGAAGGTGTTAGCTAAAGTTGCCAATGACGCAGCGAATCAAAGGCTTGAGTTGTATTTGAAATCAAAGAAGAACATTAATGTAAATGAAACTTCTACGACAAAGACATTCACGCCAGATAGCAGAAGCGAACAGGAAAAAATGGCGGAAACTTTTTTCAGTAATTAATAACTATTAAAAACCACCAACTTAAAAATGGCACAAGGTATTCCCACATCGAATATTCTCCAACCCGGCGTAATCACAACAGCCAATGGAGTTACAAGGGCGTTGATTTCTGATTTGCAGTTATTGACCCCACAGTTTTACAACAAGTATATTGAAAAATACGGCAATGAAGTTTATGATTACTTCTTCCAATGGCTTGCTACTTATGGCGGCATGGAAACCGTAAAAAACAGAAACTTCTTTTGGTTTGAAAACAGAGGTAAGAACCAAATTGCAGTAACCAATTTGAGTGCTGTTGTTGCACCCGCAGCAGGAGCAACCGTAACAGTGAACATTCCCGCAGGTGATTTGTACAACGGAACATCAAGCCCGCTTCGTGTAGGTGAAACTGTTCGTGTTGCATCATCTAACATCGAAGGTGTTATCCTTACTGTTCCCGCAATTGACCAATGCACTATCCGTCCTAAAAAATCTTCTCAAGCCTTTGTATCGGCAAATTCAACAAATTTGCTTGCAGGTGAGATTTTGATTTTCGGCGGCCAGACTGACGTTGGTGAAGCATCTGGCGCAAGAAACAGCCAAACGCACCTTGACGTTAAGTATGATAACAACATCACTGAAATCAGGGAAGATCATAAAGCAACTGACCTTGCAGAAATGGCCGAAGTGTATTACAATAGCGGTGTTTCAGGTGAAGCTCCCGCAGGCGGCGGGCAGGCAGGTACAAGCTACTTTACTTACAAAGCATTGGCAAAAACAAACGTGCGTTTCATCAATAGCATTGAATCTAAATTGATGCGTGGTGATGCGGTAAACAACACAGGTTTATTGACCGATACTTCCGTAGGTACACAGGGCTTCATTCCTAAAGTAACAGCCGATGGTGAAACCGTGAACTACACACCGGGAACTTTGGATATTGCCAAGTTGCATGAAATCACTCGTATCATGGACGTAAATGGTTGCGCTAAACAAAACGTTTGGTTGCAAGACATTTTCCAAAGACAAGATTTCAGCGATGGTATTTTCAAAGAATATCCCGCAGGTGCTTTCGTTTATGGAACAGGTGAAAAATCACAAGAAGCATCAGTGGCATACGGCTTCCAAGAAATTCTTATTGATGGCTATTTGCTTCAAGTGAAGAAATATTCTCCATTCAATACAGAGGTTCAAACAGGTAAAACACCTTTGGATGACTACTTCCGTAACTATGGCGTTATCGCACCAATGGGTACAACCAGAGATGCAAGGGATTCCGCTAAAGTTTACAAGAACATTCAGGTAATGGTACAAGAACCACCTAAAGGTGGTAGCATCGGTAATGGTATTCGTGTATGGCCTTATGGTGGTGGTTCTTTGAACCCAACCGACGGCACAATGACCGATAACATTGCGATGATAACCTACAGGGGGCTTCGTGTGTGCGCAGCGAACCAGTTCGTTATAGTTTCAGCATAATCCACCACCCAAGCACCTCTCGAAAGAGGGGTGCTTACTTAAATAAAAGAACGTCCTCAAATGCGAGGAGGCTAAAATTAAAAGCCTTAATCCGTTAAAAATTAAAACTTAAAAAATGGCAACATTAAAAGACATTCAAAAGTCCCAAGAAGGGCATAATAGCGGAGAAGAAATTTCAACGCTCATTGCACCAAGTCAAAGTATTTCAGTTGAGCAACCGTTAGCAGAAAAAGAGTTTATTGTTTTTAAGCTCGTAAAAAGAAAAAGAGGTAGAACACATATTGACGGTATTTGCGATAATGCGCTAAATGAGAAAACAAAACGCAGAGAAAGAATTTGGTTATTAAATGGGGCGGATAGTATTTGGCAGAGTGATTTGACGGAACTTTTGAAAGATAAAGAATACGTCAAAAGAAACAGAAGGAGTTTGACATTTGAAGATGGGGTTTGCAGACTAAGGGTGAATGATGATAGGGCATTGGAGTTTGCAAGAGCCTGCACGAAAAATGTAGGTAAGAATAGAAATGGTTCAGGTAAATATGATTTTTATGAGTATGATGCAGGCGAAGAACAAAAAGCAAGGTATGAAAAGCAACTCAAAAAAATCGATATGGTTGTGAAGGCAAAAGAGATGGAAGTAGGAAAGATGAAGAAGTTGGCAAGTTTCTTTGGAATATCATTCGTTGATGAATTAGGTATGCCAAAGGGGGATGATGGAGTGAGAGTAGAGTTGATGTTGAAAGCCGATAGCGACCCAATAACTTTTGAAAAATATTTGGATTCTGACGAGGTAAATATTTCTTACATGGTAAAAAGAGCAATCATAGATGCTAAGATTGATTTGACGGGGCAAAATGGTAATGCGATATGGGCAGGCGGGAAAGGATTTATTGCCAAGATACCAAGCGCAAGGAAGCCTTATGAATACCTCACAGAATTAGCAATGACGAATAGCGAAGAAGGTAAAGCATTTAGAGAACAATTACAAACAATAGTTACATAAGATGGATGTTAGCACTCATAAATATATTTTCGTTTATCAAACAATAAATGAAGTCAATGGTAAAAGCTATGTTGGCGTTCATGCTACGAATGATATTGATGACGGATATATAGGGTGCGGCGTATTTAAACAATCTGACGC